ATTTCGTTAGGGCATCTGCCCCAAGGCTATTCTAAAACTCGCTTGGCTAGATTTACAGTGGCTTGTGCCACAACTTGTTCGTTCGTTCCGTCCGTCTCGTAGACTTCCATTAGGATGTCTCTTTGCGTAGCTGTGGATAAGATGGCGTTGGCCGAGGCGGTGGTGATGTTGAAGGTTAGGTCTAGTTGATTTCTTTGTAACTGTGGAGTTTGTGGTATGGGAGGCTTGGGGAAAATAATTGCTGGGTTATCTGTAAAACCATAACCCTTATCTAGAACATTGATATTTTGTAACTGCCCATTCTGTATTGTCGGGACATCTAGCCTAGCACCAGAACCAGTCGCATCTTGGATTGTCACACCATAATTATCGCTAGTATAATAAGAGCCAGCACAAGTGATAGAAATAGAGGAAATGACAGACCCTGCTGGGGTCGGAACAGAAATAGATGGTGCTGAAGTATATCCCTTACCGCTCTCCACAATAATATATTCACCACTCAAATTCTCATCAACAACATAATCAACCTTGGCAGTCTGCCCCCCAGACGGAGCTGTGCCGACTGTGGCTTCATATGTTCCCGGTGCGTACCCAGCACCCATAGTCGTTATAGCTACTGACGAAAGCAGTCCATTGGGTGCGTCTGGGCTTGGTGCTGTTACAATAGGGGCAGAGACATATCCAGCACCAGCATTGACTATCTGGAATATATATTTAGATTCTGATTCTTTAATAAGATTTGCAACTGCGTTTCCTCCCGATTGTGGGCTTTGCCCAATTTGCAAGGAGTAAGATTGTCCAACTATGTATCCGTTAGGGCTATTTTGCAATTCGAGGGTATTTAAGAATCCAGATTCTAATCTCCTATCTGGGTCTGGTGCTGTGGCAACTTGTGCTGTTTGGTATCCAAAGCCGGGGTTTTCAATAACTACGCTTACAGAGCCAGAGTCAGATTGTGTGAACAGAACAGCGGCTTGTCCTCCGTCAATCGGGCTGGTCGGAACTGAAAGGGAGAATGATTGCCCAATGGAATATCCTTGAGGTTGAGTCAAAACAGAAACACTTCTCACTTGACCACTAATAAAGTTTGGTGCTGGGGCGGTAACAATGGGAGCAGAAGTATATCCGCTACCACCATTTACAACAACAATTTGAGATTTTGTCCCGCCCCTACTAACAATTAAGTCTATTTGTGCCGCCGTTCCAGAGGCAGGGGCTTGCACAGAACAGCTATATGTCCCATCTGAATAAGAGGCTGGAGCATTAAGCAGACTGACAGATCGAACCAAGCCAAGAGTTTGGACGCTTTGGAATGCAATATTTGTGCTTCTGGTGTATCCAACACCCCCGCCACCCAATAGATATTGCACAGCGGCTGGGCCGGGGCGAGTGGCGATGCTGGCTGGATTGGAAAAAGCCGTATCAATAAATCCATCGGCAAGAGTCGCTGGCATAGTATAAACAGTAGTGCCGCTAAATTCAAATATAACTGGGTCGCTGGTCAGCGAACCAAGCTCAACTAGGTCGTATGATTTAGTATATGTTGCTGGATATCCAGCACCAGCATCCAATACCCTAAACTCTGGTGTATATCTTCCACCTCCAAAGTCCACATAAGATTGATTGCTTGGATTAAAGTCTAAAACAGAAACTAGATACGATGTATCTCTTGGTGGAATAACAATCTGCATAACCGCATATCTTGTCGGGACAATGCTCCTATCTTTTGGGACAAGGGCAACCAAGGCACTTTTACCAGCAAATTTATCGTGTTGTGGATTTGGGAAATTAGAGACATCATTAGTGTTCGCACTTGCAGGTAGGCCAACCTTACTGCCGACCACAGTAACACCCCTTATGCTTGTTTTTGTTCCTTGGGGGAAATATTTTTTATACGCTTCCGCACTAATAGCCCCAGAACTAGGTAGCCCGCTAGATTCTGCTGGTGTAAATACTCTATTTTGTTGGGGGTCGTAAATAGAGCCAGTTACAACAACGCCAACAGAATTTAGAAGCTCCGCTGATTTGTTAATTACTCCCGATGCCGACTGAAGGGCCTTTTGAATTCTTTTGTCATCACTCCTCTGACCTCTAGATGTTTTGTCTGCAACTACATATCGGAATGCGTTATCAAGTGAATAGCCGCCAGTAATCCATTTGCTATTCTCGACAAATAATGTGCGGGGGTCAAATCCAATTTTAAGTCCACCAAGGTTAATTTTTGCAGCAGTTTCAGAAAAAGTAGTAATAGTGCTGTTTTGAACATTACTAAAACTGCCCCCACCATAAGCTGTGGTATCGCCAAGCAATGATAATACATTATTAACATTTCGTACATCTGTTAAATCCGTTACAGAAAACCCAGATTTTATTACTGGCAAATATGCCAAAATATCTCCGTGTGATACTGTTGGAGTTGCGGAATAGCCATACCCAACATCGCTAATAATAATTCTCCACAAGGTGCTATCACCAGTATATTGTATTGATGCAACTGGTCTTTTAGATGTGGGTGGTGTCTGACCTCCATCTGGGTCGCTGAATTCAAGTGAAATCGTGTTTGTATTAACCCCCTTACAACCCAAATCTACAATCTGATTAGTAAGACTAGCCAATGATTTAGTGGGCTGGAAAAGCGTTACAGTTGGAGCATTTGTATATCCAAATCCTCCGCTTGTTATTGTTAGTGACTGGATAAAACCACCACTTGCAACAACTGTTGCAACCGCTGTTCCTGCTGTTGGTGCGGCAAGGGTTACGCTTGGGGCAGTCAAATAGTCAGTTCCACCATCAGTAATAGTTATTTGATTGATTGAGCCGCTTACGGCTGATGCGGTTGCCGCCGCAGGAGTTCCAGTAGTTGCACTAAATACTAAATCAAATGGGCCGTTTGAATAACCAAATCCACCAGTGACGATTGATATTGTTGTAACCACACCACCAGACACTGTTGCGGTAAAGCTTGCCCCAGTTGTTATAGATGGAGAAACATTTAAGCTATAAGTTCCATTTGGATAGCCCCTGCCCCTATTTATAATATTTATACCAACAACCTCACCAGACAAAATAGAAGAAACAAATGTTGCTGTTGTTGTCGTGTTTAATGATTGCGCTAGGTCTGGATTAACTCTTACTGAATTGTCTGATAATTCATAACTAGCCGCAATCCCAGAATCCACATATTGAAGGGGTCGAGTAATTATGGTTGGCGTGGGTATTGCAAACCCTGCCGTAACACTTGCTGTGACTGGTGCAACATAATCAACATTCAATCTAAATACCCCAGTAACGATTGGAAAGGTTGCTATCGAGGAAATAATATTAGCTGTTACTGGTGTATATGTAAATATCCTAGCTGAACCAACTGTCCTAGATGCTGGCGATGTCACTATTGTTGCAGTAGCTCTAGTCGTGTTGATTGGCTGTGTGCTTACGGCTTGACCATCTGACAGTTTCAATGCCGTAGTACCAAGCCTAGCCCTAAAAGAACTGTCATCAGCCGGTTGCTTTGGGCTAACAACATTTTTATTTACTTGAAGAACATTGATTTTTAGATTCCTTTGCTCATCAGAAAATATTGTTGGCTTGCTAATTGGGATGGTGCTTTGACCATCCAAAAATCTCCCGCTAGACACATCCAGAAATAGCTCTTGAGAGTTCACTTTAGACTATGCCCTTGTCAATTCTTGGCAAGAACCGTGATTGTGGCTGGCGTGCCATTGGAGCAGACAGTAAGGGTGACCTCCCTAAACCCTGCCGCCCCGCCCCCAACCAATGCCCCCGCTGTTGCAGATATCACATAACTGCCGTCGGTTACCTTAATATCTATATTCGCCCCTGCTATTGGAGTTCGTTGCCTTACGGCGGCCTCTAAATCACGAAGGTATTTCTTCGTAATAACGCCATTATCTGCAAGCGTAGGAGCAACAACAAAAGCACCAACACCTCCATTCCTCATAGATTAAGCTCCACTTGTCCCCTCGCCGCAGAGGCTCTAACTCTGAAAAGACCACCGGCGGTTTCTACTGATGAACCCACAATATTGGTAGCGTCAAGGTCTATGCCCGGCCCATCAATTTGTCGTGAGGTTCGCCCCGGTCGAGCGGGTTCATTGGGGGGTTTATTGCGAATGATCTGTGGTGGCGTAATTCTAGCCAACTCCCTCACCCTTTCTTGAACTGCGTTAACATCCTCTTGCTGGCTGTTGGTTGTGATTGTTACTGTGGGAGAGAGCCATTCTAAAATGTATTGAATGCCTACTTGCTGGGGGAAGGCAGTTTCTGCTCCGATGGTGAGAATACCAGACACAATTTCTCGCTGGTATTGAAAGGAGGTCTCAAGAATAAAAAGAGAATTATCCCCAGTTCCACCCTCTGCTGATACTTGAAGCCTATAAAGCCCATCTGCTGTATCCCCAGCTACGTGACTCATATTTCTGCGAACAACACGGAAGTTACCGGGTGGCTGATCTGGAACTCCGGTCAATACTTGATCTAAAGAAAAGTTTGAATTGAGTGCAGAAAACGAACCAACAACAGAGAATTGAAAAGCCGTAATCCCATCACGGCCATTGTCTGTCGTGATGTCTGGCTCAAATTCAAATGATGAGATATTGGAGAGAATGGTTGTTGGCATATAATTATTGGGCTACTGCGGCTGGTAGCTTCTTGTTAAGTTCCGATATTGCGTCTAATAGTGATTTCTGCATATCTGCCCCACCCCCGCCCTTTGCTTTTTCTGCGGCAACTTGACTTGCTGGTGTCCCGCCTTGCATCGCTCCCAGCTTTTCAGATAGCAGGGGCATCTCCCCTGCGGCTTGTTGTGCGGCCACCCTTTCCCGCATATTCTGGGCTGTTAATGGTGGCAATCCTTGTGCCTTCCTCTTAACATTTTCCTCTTTTTTCATCTTTTCAAACACTTCATCTTGCGTTCTAAAATCTTCTTTATTCACCTCTCTAGCCCTTACTTTCCTTGCTGTATCAAGGGCTTGTTGCCCAGCCCTGCTTGCACCCAACAGGCCACCGCCAGCTTCTTGTGATTGTTTTGATCGTTTTGCATTTGCATCGTTATTTGCTTTTGCCAAATTGTATTCTGCTTGAGCCCTGCGAACCCTAGCGTCTGCTAAATAAGCAAGACTCTTGTCAATAGCCTCTTGGTTCTTTTTTACACCAGTTATTGATTCTAGTGTTTTTAATAGTTCCTTTTGTGCTGTAATTTCAAGTTCAACAGTTTGAAGAGCATCAAAAGCAATCAAAGAATTTTCGTCTAAAATGTCTCCCTTTAATGCTTGATTTTTTATATCAATAGCATTTATTTTGCTTTGTCGCTCAAGAGCCTCTAGTTGACCCTCAAGAGTCTTTGTTGCGTCTGATTCTTTCTTTCTGGCCTCAACTGTACTTTCAAGTATGATTAGATTTGCTCTTGCGTCCTTCAATGCCTTCTCTGTATCCCCCACCCCAAGATTTATCCCAGTAAATTTTTCTATGCCTTTGAGTATCCCGCCAAAAGCCCCAAGCTGGGTGATCTTGCCCCGCAAAGACTCAATCGTGTCCTCTGTCTTTTCTAGTCCAGCTTGTGCTTGCTCAACGCTTGTACTCTTAAACGACATCTCGAAGGCATCTGACAAGGCTTTCTGGGATTGGTAGTAGTCAGTTGAGGCTTGTTTGACTGTTTCTCCAAACTTATTGATTGAGCCAAGGACAGCCGCCCCAAACAGTCCACCAGTACCAAGTCTGGCCAACGACCCCAAGGATGTCCCTGCCTTGCCAGCATTAAGGCCGAGGGAAAGAAGGCTTTTCCCTAGTCGCTCGGTATTGCCACCAGCCCTGCGGAAAGTATCAGATGTCTTATTGGCCTCTCTCTGAAGGTCTTTTAACGCAGTTGTTCCCTTGCGTCCGTCAATTACTACCTCTCCCTCTAACTTAAAGGCCATATTATCTCTTGAGCTTGTTAAGCCTCTCTTGCTCCTTACGCTCTATATATGTTTTCATATCTTGCTCTTCTAGTCGGAAGGCAAGCCGAAGGGGGGCAACCCCAATCTTATCAACAGCGTTGGCCGTGTTTGCAAATATGGTCTTAATAAAATCCCCAGCCCTTTGTGCTGGCACAGCATATCCCTTTCCAGCGGAAGTTTTTGGGGATGGCTGTTTCTTAATATCAGTTTTTGTATTTTTTACTCCTTGTTGTTTATACCTATTCAATGCGGGTAGCCAGCCAGCAACAATATAACCACAAGAACGCCTAACAGATTTTACAAAACTATCATACTTTTGACCCATTCCCTTGCCACCCAATCCACCTCCACGCAATTTTGGGGGCAAACTTTGTGGCCTATTCTTTCTCCTCCAATTAAATATCTTATATCCAGCCGGACTCCCCTTGTAGAAATCCCTATTTCTTTTGGCCTTTGTCTCTCTTCCAGTCCCTCCCTTTAGCCTTCTAACTTGCCGAATTGCTCCAAGCTCTCTAACCACTCTTTCTGGGCTTGTCCTTTTCGTGTATTGCATCGCCTTCATAATAATGTTGGCGGCTCTCCTATTAACTTCTGTTAGAAAATCAGCATTACGCAATTCAATATACTTATCGATAGTTCTATTGAAATCCCTAGTATCCAACTTAAATACATTAGCCATAAATTTATTGTCTATCGTCAAGAATATCATCAATTATATTTACTGCGTTAGAGTTGTGCCTTCTGACATCAATCCCACGATTGACAAGCATAGCGTGTTCTAGCTGAACAAGTTGCACCTCTGCCATCTCCCACAACACTTGCTCTGCTGTCCAACCGAACTCCTTTGCGAATAGCCAGACGGACGAAGCAATCCCGGCTGGCTGTACTATTTTGGGGAGTCGTTCCCTCCGTTAGTCTGAACACGAGCCTCTGCAATTTCAGAAAAGATTTCGTCTACAATCTTAACCCCTTCAATAAAATCAGCCTCATTAAACTCGTCAGACCAATTCAGAACCGCCTCCCTAAACTTGGCCTTGTCCCAAGCCAACTTCACTAGCTCCGATCTTGGATGGGTTAGGCAATATAGGCTAGACCAAATAAAGAACTCTGTAGTGTCTGCCTCCTCACGAATCTGGTTCATCACAATTCGTGTGCCAAGGGTGAACTTGCCAACCTTGCTTCCCTTAAACATTCTCTCGTTTATGACAAAGGATTTATCGAGTGCCTTGTTTAGAATCTCCTCATCTTTTTGTAGGTCTAGGTTCATAGGTATTTGCTTAATTTCTTTCGTAGTTCTGGGGATGCGTTCTTGCTAACTAGCAAGGTAGCTTTCCCAAACTGCTTTTTGACTAGGGGGGTGGCGTTATTCATAGCGTCTAAAAGACGCTCTCGGTTTTCTAGTACGGCTCTGCAATAGGCTATGGGGTCATCGTGGTTCGTAATAGCTGACCAGCCCTTTTCCCACATATCAACGATCTTTCCGCCAAGACCACTAGGAAGGTCGCTAAAGAAGAATGTAACGCTTCTGCGGTTGTTATCGTCTGCATCCTCAATGACGGCCATTGGCTCTTTCTCTCTAAAGGGGATGCCAAATGTGGCGAGGGTTGAGGCGAGCTTGATGTTTCGAGTATAGAGGATTTTTTCTTGCATAAGGATTTCTAGGTTAAAACTAACTTATACCATCGTATCGAACTGCTGTGAAGGATACCGTCTCAAAGTTGTCTGCACTACGGTTTCTGGCGGTTTCAGTAATATAGGCCGCACCAGACAGATCATAGTTAGTTCCGTTAGATACTGTGATGGTTGCCCCAACGCTACCGCTAAAGGTTGTATATGCACCCTCTACCGAGTAGGTGACTTTCTTGTTGCGGAACACTACCGCCGTAACATCCCCTCCCTTATTCTTTAGCTCAACTGCATCAGCAGAGGCAGAGGAAGAGATGGACTGAATCACCATTCCGGTTTGTGCGGAGGAAATCCCGAAGGCTAGGTCTGTGCTATTTCCGATGATTGTGGCGGCCATATTATGTATTTAATCCATCGTATGCGGTTGCTGATAGGTCAAAGCTGTTGAAGCCGTCGGCGGCTTGTGAGAAAGAAACATCCGTCACAAAGTAAGTTCCGCTAGATACTGCGGTTGTGTTGCCAGTTAGGGCAAGGGTTCCACCAATTCCAGAGGAGGCGACAGCACCACTACAATTACCAGAAAGACTAACATTCCTTTTGTAAGCAGAAAACGCAACAGCAGAGTGAGTGCCATTGTGCTTTGAGACTTCCGTTGTTTCTGCTGTCTGTGTAAGCGAGAAGCTCTGAATAACAACGCCAGTTTCAGCGGCTAATCCAAAGGCAACAGTAGAAAGTCCTATACTTGTAGCGGCCATTTGATATTCCTTTGTGTCAAATTATCGTGGGAACACTCGCACCTTGATTAGTTCCCAGATTGTAGAGAATACAGCCCCCGACACTAGGGCAACCAACCATAGCTTTGTTTTGATGGTATGGGCATCCCTTTCTAGGGTGTCCACCTTGCCGTTCATCCTACCAGTCCATTCGGCTATTTCGCTAGTGTGACGCTCAAGAACGGCAATTAAATTGACCTGCCTTTCTTCTATTCGGGCGAGTCTCTCCCTCAAGTCAGCAACTTGATCTGCACTCATATCTCACAATCCTCTGCTCCTTCGCAGATACGGAAGCAGGTATTCCCATCTTCATCTATGAACTTCTCTATGTAGCCCTCATCGCAAAGCCATTTTAGGGAATACATAAAGTCCTCGTAAGTGTATTGGTATTTCATTTGCTCGGTGTCTTTTCCAAGTCAGAGGCCGCCCCCATATCAGAATATCGTGGTAACACATTATTATGATCTACTGGCTTTGGCGAGCAGGAGCAGAGCAAGAGGGCGATGAGGAGGATGGGCATTAACGGTAGAACTCCGCCACCGTCCAGCCACCACTACCAGCGATTGTGGTTAATGAACCGCCAGAACTATTGATTATCTTTGAATCATTTAACGGCCCGATCATTCCGTTGTTATTAAAATCAGTTACCCAAGATGACGGAACAGAATTGCTTGAAGCTACTATTTTATAGTTGTTTGTTGATGAGACTATTAGTGTAACACTGTCAGTTGTAATGCTCCAATTTCTTGTGTTGCCAGTGTTTTGATTTGATGCAGAGAATTGTCTGGCTGGTATTATTACGGAAAAAGCTGACGTAGCGATAGATGCTGGCGTTGTTGTGAATCCAATAATGCCATAAAACAAAACTCTGGATGGCAGAAAATCAATGACCGATACATTGGTAGCTAGATTTCCAAAAAACTCACCGCTTGGGCTTGTTGCGGTTTGTGATGCACCTACATTGTTGAAAATCCTAACTGGATCTTGTCTCTTAAACAAAGGCATCGCCTACTCCTAACTAATCTGGACTATGCGTGCCGTGCCCGCTGTTGCGAATACAGCCGAGTGGGTGATCGTCGTTTGGTGGTTCGGCACTTCGTAGTAATCCCCCGCAGATAGGCGAACTTGATAGGCGATGGTCGTGCAAGTTGCCCCTGCACAGATATGCAAATTACCAGCCCCCTCGTTAAAAATAGTTAAAACTTCCCTTGTCGCATTGAAGTTAGCCAGCACGGTAGAGGCGGTGGTGCTGGTAAAGTTAGAGGTGGTTACTGCCGTGCCTTGCAAGGCGAAGGTGTTGGCTGTGACCGTCCCACTAATCGAAGGGAGGGAGCCGATGGTGACGCTGTTGCCAACTGTGACGGAGGAAATGGAGATGGGAACTGTACCGCTAATGGATGCGGTGACTGAGCCGATTTGTTCCGACCCTGCGTTTAGAGTGCTTTTAGTTAGAAGATAACCGCTTCCAGCCTCTGTAAGTAATGAAGTTTGAACACCATCGCCAGCACGCTGAATGTTGCCAATCGTCACCACGCCGATTCTGTTTGTTCCAGCGGGGAGGGCAGAGCCGATGGTGACTGTGCCAGAGATGGTTACAGCACCTCCATTGTCTCCATAAACGCAAATAGGTGCATCCCCTTGGCTAGTTCGTCCACCAAGCACGCCGCCATCTCTTGCGGCTGGAATAACAACCAATCCGCCCGCCTTACTTGATTCAATATCTTCCCCAACTAAAATAACATCGGCATTGTATGGGCCGCTAGTTCCGGCTGTTGCGTGTTGGTAGCCTTGAATCTGCCCAACCGTCACCGTACCAGCAATCGTCTGTGTTCCAGTTGGGTTAGCTGTGACTGTTCCAGCAATCGTGACTGTGTTTCCGATGGTGACCGTTCCTCTAATCGCCCCAAAAGTAACAGTTGAATCACTCGCATCTACCTTCATCGCCCCACCAGCCGAGACGTGAACGATATGTTCTACTGAGTTTGAGCCGTCTTGGTGGCCTCCAATCTTGATAAAGCTTGTTGAGGCTGGCGTGCTTCCATCCGTTCCAACTGAATTATTTAGACCAGTTATATTTGAAGCAGAGACAACCGCTTGGCCGAAGGTTACGGATTGAGAGGCGGGGAAATTAAGAACCGACACGCTCCCGGTAACTGCCCCGAAGGTCGTGGTTTGCGATGCGGGGAAGTTAAGGACAGAAACCGACCCAGTAACGCTAGGCGTTCCAGAGATAGAGATTGACCCAACACATACAGTAGTTCCGCTGACTGCGGTTGCGATATTTGAGATTGCGTTGCTCCCAAAGCTTACAACGCTATGGGCTACGATATGCTCTCCCCCAGTTACTACTGAAGAAAGAAAGGTTGCTGACTGATTTCCGTCTAATACTGCTAGTGCCATATTCTCATCCTCCTTGTTAAATCGCCCCGATATATTGCGAGTTGCGACGGTCTGAAAAATCTAGGGATGCTATGTAAGGGAATAGCCTTGTTCCTATAACACGCAAACTTAACCCACGCACCCAAGCCCTCTTATCGTTTCTGATAGTTGGGGTTTGGCTGGTTATCCTTGCCATATAAACTTTAAGGCTAGTTGTCTCGCTCTCAATCCTAGCCGCCAAGGTTGAGCCCTCCTCGTATAAGGCTTGGAATATATTAAAATAGTTAGTCTCAAATGTCGCTTGGGTAGTCCTAACAGTTGAATCTGAATAACTTAACTCAACTGGTATCTCAAATACACCCGATGCTGGGACGATAAGCTGACCCCCTATCTGGGAACTAATCGTTACATATGGGAAGAATCGTCCACCCCTTCTATTTGAAATATACACATTAAGCCCCGAAATTGGCGTTAATAGCCCTGCCAACGCATCTTCTAGGATAAACTGGGGTGATGTCATTTGGATGTACAAAGGATGTCTAGTGAGGTTGTTTTAGTCCAAATACGCCTATCATTGATGATGCCGGGTGATTCGGTCATAACCTTGCATTGGAATACCTTCAGATCGTTTGTGGTTAGGATGCTTTCTATTGATGGGCTTTGGTAGAAAGTTTGGAGAATTGAGAACCAAGTTGAGTCTAGGACTTGTCTGCTCGTTGTATCGGCTCGTGCTGAATAGGTCAAAGTCCCTCCACACTTAAACACGCCAGAGTTAGGGGAAAGCTCCTCCGAGCCTATTCCCACCTCAATCGTTAGGCTTGGCAAAAGCCGCTCCCCATCGTAGTTGCTTTTTGTGATATTAAGGCCACTTATGCTAAAGGCCGAGGCGAGGCTGTCCTCAAGCTCTCTCTCAATGGCAACACTCATTTTAAGTTGTCTGGTCGGCTATATCAATCGTGTAGGAGAGTGCGTCCGATGAGGTCGTGAAGTTGGCGATCATGCGACCCACCCCACCTATTGTGACAACATTCCCAATTACCGGAACAGATACAGCCGTAGCGTCCACCACAAGGCTTTGAGATACTCTAATAATCTCACCACCCACCTCCAAATCTGTTGCATAGGTTAGGTCGGTAATAGAGGCAGATACAGCAGAAGAGCCAAGCCCGGTGACAACTGTGTATAAGTCTCCAATCATTTGCCGTAGATCGGCTGTGAAGAACGATGTTGAAATTGCCCCTGCCATACCCAAGAAACCTTGTCACCTTGTCAATCATCCAAGTTCTACACTATCCCAAATAAAGATATTGTCCTTGTCGAATGGATCTATGGTTTGGGGAAAATAAACAACTTTCTTATCTTTTCTCACCCCAGCCGCTATTGCCATTTGCCCACTATCTATTGACCAAAACTCATTAGCCCCTCTTATTGCCCTAGCCATCTCTGGGATGCTTGGGGCTGTGTAAGTTTGTAATCCCTTAATCTCCGTACCGCCTTGGCATAGGACAAAGAAATTATCTCCACCGCACTTCTTCCTTGCTTCAACGATGATTTGCAAGGGGTCTCTCTTATGCCCTTGGCTTATTCCAAATGGGGCAACCATATTATAGGCTTCTGGTAATCCCTTGGCTGGGGCATCGTCCAGCTTGTCGAATAGAATATCCTTTGGGTCTGCCTTGTTAATCTCTGGGTGGGCATACACGAACTCTGTCCAAGTCTTATTTGAGAAACGATATTCTTGGTATTTGTTAGGCCAAATTTCAAGGTCTATAACATCGCCCTTGTTCCCAACCTTTACATAGGAAACCATCTCGAAGATGCCGTGATACTGTGGCAAGCAATCAAAGAACACCTCGTGGCCTTGGTCGGCTAGATATTTGCAAGCCGGGAGGCATCGGATGATGTCTCCTAGCCTCTGTGAGTATTTGATTGTTTTAGCAGTCATCGGCTACGCTCTTATCGTGTAGGTGAGGAAAGTATTCGCTCAATCGAACTGGGCCGATAGTCTTTTGCAATTCCTTCCATCCATCCACCAGACCCTTGTAGCCATAGAAATCCTCCTTAAACTCGACTTGCTTCTGGATGGCATAGGCATAGTGATTGAATACTAGCCCCCAAGTTTCAGTCACTCCCCTTGGGACTAGGCGAGACTGGATGTTTAAACGGGGCGGTTCGTGACTTGTAAAGCAAACATTCTTGCCCCACTTCCAAGCCCTCATCCACTCATACCAGTTCGAGCCATAGCCCTCCCTAGTAACCACTCGCTTATTTTCTCCCACAAAGAAGTTACAATGAAACTGCATCGTTGCCCCATCCTCTGCCCCCTTTAGACATTCGTAAATCCCCTCGATCTGTTCTGCTCTCCACATCTCGTCAGCGTCCACCTCCATTACAACCCCATCATCCACCCCAAACAAGGCTTGCTGAATCATCTCTAGCTTTCCGTTAAAGGGCTTGCCTTGCGAATAGACAACAACATTCCCGCCTTGGATGCTTTCAAGATATTCGTGCGTTCCGTCTATGCTCTTGAAATCCTTGTGCCATTTGTCGGGTATTTGCTTGCACCATCGGGTGCATCCAACTGGCTCGCTAACGCCCTCAACAATCCTCCATCTCCAAGGAATCTTCAGCTTTTGAAACTCTGCTAGATGCCTTTCAATAAATGGCATCCCATTAAGAACGATGGTAAAGATTGTCAGCATTTTACCCTTATCCAAACGATTTCATCATAGCGACGAATTGACTCAATTTCATAAGCAAGATTATTAAGTCCACTTTCCCACATTGTTTCATTGGTCATTTGATTGGCGAGTTCTGTATTGTGCGCATTCTTTGAGTCATCCCTTGGATGATCTTGTTTTTCTTTTATCCATTTTTTGTATAGATTGCTTGGCCTATGAATTTGCAATCCAGAAAAATCTATCCTTTTTTTAATGGCATAATCCTCGCCACCCCATCCCCAAAAGTTGTTTGGGAATCCATTACACTTTTCAAAAGCATCCATATAAAACGCACAAAAAGACCCAAGCCCACACTCATATCCGTGCAAATCTAAAAATCCATCTTTGTGCATATAAAACTCATCTGGGAGAGGCTCCTCTGGAATGGTATAATCTGTGTTACAATTTATAAAAAGAAAGTTCCTGTCGTCAGTGGCCGCCACATAATATCCTGCATTATATAAAATACCCCTATTCCAGTCCTTTTCGTCAGCTTGTTCAATAATGTAAATTCTGTAAATGATGCCAGAATTTTGCCTCATTACATTCTTGATATTTTTAATCCAGTCACAAAGCTCTTTCTTTCTAAAATGCTGTTCTCCTATTGCCCTATGTGCCGCTAGCCAAGCTATTTTCATAGCTCAAAGATGGCCGCACCATTACGGACCGACCAATCCTCCCAAAGAAGTTTAGCAAATCCCTTGAGCTTGTTGTAGTTCGCCAAGTTCTTAATGTCGTTCACATCGTCCAAGGCGATGATTGCCTTCTCCGCTAGGAAAGGACGGACGCAACGCAACTCGGCCTCGCCCGAAAAAGGAGAACCATCAATTAGCACAAAGTTAAAGTCCACATTATGCTCAAAGTGAATGTCCTCGATTGCGTTGGTTGAATAAGGGAAAGCAGTCTCTAGGCAGACATTGTGCCATCCTAGGATTGTTTCGAGGGGGTATTGGTTGAGGTTTGTTTTGGTGGTTCGGTAAAACTCCTCGATATCGTTCTTGTTCATCCATAGCTTTGATAGGGTTGCTGTGCCGTTGATGGCAACGCCACCTCTTGCGGATAGATTCATTGAGTGCCTGCCAATGCGGTCTGGGTGGTTCTCTATGCTGAATAGCCTTTTTGTCCTAATACATTGAGTTGAGCCATCCCCGGTTCCTCCCCCGATCTCTAGGCCAACATCCAGCCCCTCACTATATTTTGCAAGGGCTTTTCCAAATGAATCGTGAATGGTTACTTCTTGCATTTCGCCATCCCAGCTAATGCTTTTTTGATTGCGTACTCAATCACGGATTCTGGGTCGTGCTTCAAGGCAATCATCCCAGCCTCATACAATTCCTTCCCTGCCCTTGCATCATAGGTAATATCGACTAGCACATACTTGGTTTTGTCGAGACGAGACTTGCCGAAGGTAATCATACCAAGCCCCTTCGTATTCTCTCCCTTTTTTGCTTTCCTACACCCAATTATTTGCTTTGCGTTTTTCATAGATAGCTTTTCCTTTCTCGTAGTATTCTGGCTTGTTGTGGTTCTTTAGTTGTTCGTCTGGGTTACCCCCTGCAAACATAGGGTTTTCGTGCCTAAACACCAAGTCCCTAGCCTCAATTACGCAATCATCGGCATAAGCTCTTTCTGTGAACTCGTTATCGGAGTATATGCCGTCCGAATCTTGGTAGCTTGGGTGGAACATATACCCCCCCTGCTTGCGGAGTCTCTTTTGCGTTAGGATAGCCATACAAAGCAGTTTATCAGTCCGAAGGCCATCTGATACTGCCAGCACTCTTTCGGCCTCTAGGTTGTCGATTCTGCTCAAAATTAGGGCATCCCAGTACCTCGGTGGACTCCAATCATCGCTCATTTGCACAATAACCTCGCTTTTAGCCATCTTTGCCCCCTCGTTCCAAGCATTGATAATTCCACCCGGATTAACTCTTTTGCCTTCGTGCGGGGTGTAATCAACTGCTTCATCGTGATCGACCATAAACAACCACTCAACTGCTAGGGGTTCTTTTGCCAAGGCTAGCCATTGCATCTTCCGCTGGAAGGCCAACTGTGGCCTTCCCCTTGTAGCGTGGACAATACTTATCTTAGGCTTGGGATACATATTCATCAGCTTGGCTACTTCCTCTTTTTGGTTGTAGCAGATAGAGGCCATTCGGTATCCATCGAGGGCTTGCCATTCGTAGATTGCGTGAACTTGATTCCAATAGTGAAGATTCGGCTTGGGCATAGCCATACAAGCCCTTCCAGAATGCCAAGCCTTTGCCCAGTCTCCCCTAGCCGAATACTCTGCCATCAAATAGAAATAAGCCTCTCTGCGAACAGGATTGACCCCAATCGCCTCCCCCAAATATCTAAACCGCTTCTCATTGGGTGAGCATCTGCCAAGGTTGCATAGAAGCTCATATTTAAGAGTCTCGTCTAGGTCTGGGAATGCCAAGGCTCTTTCCCCCACCTCAATCGCTTTATCCACTTGACCCCTCAAGAAAAACTCTTGGTGCTGATAGTAAAGATTGAATGGGGTAGAGGTTAGCTCGTCTGCTAGGATGCGATGGTTTCTATCTGCCGAATCTGCCTTGCTTGTAATCGGGCGATGAATCCTAAATATCTTATCAATGGCTAGTAGTTTGTTCCTATCGTTTGGCTCAAGGGCTTCGTGGACTCTGTTCCTCCACCTACCGCACCCCTTACGCAAGGCCATCTCTCGAATAGGATTCAACCCGGCATTCTCAACCAGATAACGAAAGCAAACAATTTCAGCTCCTACTTTCTCGGCTTGTTCCAATCCCTCTTGCAAAACCTTCTCACCATCCTCTGCCATTACATCATCTGCATCTACCCAAATAGACCATTCGTTTTTGCAAGCATCGAGGGCTGTATTTCTGGCTGTTGCGAAATCGTCTATGTGTGGCCAATCAGTTTTCTTATTTTTGTAATGAATGACTTTAGCCCCAAGCGAAAGGGCGATCTCTTCTGTCTTGTCTGGCGTAGCTGACCCCCTAGCCATACAAACAATAACTTCTTCTGCGATGGGCTTAAAGGATTCAATGACTCGCTTGATGTGGGCTTCTTCATTTCCAGCGATTAGGTAAAGGGAAATAGGGATTTTCATTTAGACTAGGATTTCTAATTATTAGGGGATGTCAATTAAAAGAAAAAGGGGGAGCGGGTTATTCACCCACTCCCCCTTCTTCAGAGGAAACAACCAACAACAATCTTTAGCTAGCGGAGTAGTTGGTGGTGATGCGAACGGCGGCGTTCGGGTCAATCACAACTTCGTCCGTGTTCATACGAACCCGGAGCACTTGGCTACGGCGAGCTTCATCACGATAGCTTTCGCTAACGAAACCACCAGCCGAGTCACCCGACCAAACCAAGGTGCGTCCGATTCCACCAGCGGTGAACTCACCACCAGCAATCTGACCTACGATGATCTTGGTATCTGGAACAACGAACGAACCAGAGTAGGCTTTGTTCTTACCAGCAGAATTGATCGCCGCACGACCAACGAGGAGGTTCTGAACTCCGAGAGCCGCCGCAATTTCAGCTTCGCTCAACAACCTTGCACCAGTATTGGAGATAACTCCGAAGAACTGATTTTGTAGGAGGGTGGAGCGCCTGATCAACTCAAACACATTGGCAGACATCGCAATACAATTCACTTCATAACCATACTGGTTAAGAGCGAGTTTGGCGGCCGCTACGTCACGAGCCACATCAACCGTGGCGATGTTCGTGTTCGTGTAGGCTACTGCACGAGTCTGGTCAGCGATGGTGAAGGGAGTCGAACCAGCCCAGAGAAGATCGGAAACCCGCTTCTCGTGGGAGAGTTTCAACTGACGGAGCAAGAACTTGGCAGTTTCTGCCTCGTACGAAAAAAACCTGTTTAGGTCTTTAGCGGTATCGTCCGGCACGATCTCCTCAAGTCCAAATTCGTCCGTGCTGTAGTTCGCAGAACTGAAGGAGCGAATCCCTCGGTTGTATCCCGAACCAGAATCACGAGCCGCCGCATTGTTGGTCAGCAACTCTGCACCGCCGAGTTGAACCTTTAGGTATGTTCCGCTCTTTGCATCAACATTCTGCAAAGGGAGAAGTTGCGAACCGATCAAACCGACATCGGCTTGAGGAGCTTCGATCAACGCTTGGTTGATGTCTGCTCGAATCGTTGTACCACCACTTACGTATGCCATATATTTATATTCTTTCTTGGTTGGTTAAATTACTGGGTTAAGGGAACTGCGACTTCGATAACTGCATCAGCCGCACCGCCTTCGAGAGCAACTCCGACGATGCCAACATTGGCCGCCGCAGTTGTCACAAGGCCAGCCGTGCTAGTAGCCACAAGGCCACCAGCGGCAATCGCCACATCACAAGTTGCAAAAAAGGTTGGGTAGAACAGCTTGACTGCACCGTTGTCACCAGCCGCTACATCGGAAATAGTAGAGCCAACTGCACGAGCCGTGCCGGAGACTGCCGCTACTGCCAATCCATCTGTTCCGATTTGAACGAATCGGTAAGCCGAAATCGCCGAAGCGAAGTTAAAGGTGCGAATTGCACCACCGTCAATGTTTGTTGCCATTTTAGTATTATCCTTTTATTAGAGTTTAGTAATACCACGAGACAATGCCTCGTTGTATTCTTTGGGGTTGGAGAGCATCACGGCTTTCATCGCCTTGAGCTTGCTTGTTCCGTAGTCGCTATGGGCGGCCACGAGAGCTTCAAAAGTTTTGGGTTCTTCCTTTTTCTCGGAAGGAACTTCGATTGAAGGGGAGGCGGGGATGGGCTTAATGCCGAACTCGGTGAGAACTTTCTTCACGACCTCGCTCATCTCTTCCTTGGTCTCCTCTTTCTCATCTTCATCTTCTTTTTCGATGACGATCTTGGGAGCTTCCTCGGCCATCTCCTCTTTCTTCATTTCTTCTTTGGGTTTCATCGCATCTTCCAATGCGGCGAGACGAACCTTAATTTCGTCCATATCTTTCTTATAATCGTTGTTTTCCATATTTGATTTGTCCTTTTTGTCAAGTGGAGCTTCCTCCACGGCTTCTTTGGCTACGGCTGGGATGGTCTTGCCCCCCTGCACATAACCGAGTTTTTCCATAAACTTCACCATCTCCTCGAATAATCCATTCGTGGCGGCTGGGCTGGAAACTAAATCAGCAGAGGCGATGCTCTGGGGTCGAATGTAATCTTTGCCATTGATGGTCTCGGACTCATTCACGAAAGCCAATGAAACCCCAAACTGGTCGGGGGCTTCCGATGCCATCTCTTTGATAAGGCCATAGTGGGGCGAGTTGCGGAGCAAGCGGAGGTCTGCCACTAGCTTATCCCCATCGATGCGGGGATTCCTTGCAAATCCCACAACGGCCTCAAGACCAGAGCCGTGGTTCATCTTCACCTTAACCCCATTCTTGGCACTCTTCATAAGATTTAGGGCGGTCTGCAAGCTGGTCTTATCCACGAAAAGATCGTGTCCTTTTGCTTCACCAACCTCTAAAATTGAAACTCCACCTAGCTCGGTTTCTTCTAGTTCCTCGTCCCGATAGGTCGAATAGGCAACCGCCGCCCTTTGTTGTTCGTCTGGAAAGTCGCTGATGGCTTGCTCGTCTCCCATAAAGCGGGAAACAAAGTCTTGCTCTGATTCGTCTGCGGAAGGTAGGGGTAGGGGCATAAATCATCGAGCTAGTGTCAAAGAAGATCGCCGTCTGCCGCTCGGTATGACTTCTTAACCTCACCCCCACCAGCCATCTTGAGAAACTTGTTCACCCTTGCCATCGCCCAAGCGTTGCGTGAGTTGGGTTTTCCCCCGGTAATCGTTGGCCTAAAGCTAGTCGAGAACGCACCCGCCCCCCTGCGAAACACTTTCTTCAATGCTCCAAGGGTAGGGGCTTTCCGTGAGGGGTGCTTGTCTTTGAACTCGGCAATCTTGTTCTTCAATGCCTCTTCGTTCTCCGCTGAAATCTCAATGTCGCCAGCTTTACTTCTGGTCGATGCCGTGCCTTCTGGGTTCTCCTTTGAGCCTTTGATTCGTTCCTTGGGAGGGGCAGGGGTTTGGGAGACTGGTCGGGCTAGTTCTTTTTCGTCCTTTATGCCGTAAAGACCCTTTAGATATTTTTCAAATTGCTTATCATACTCATCTGCGTTGAATAAGTCTTTAGGAATTATCATTTTAGTTCTGGGCCTTTGTATTTCTTGTATAATTCCATCACATCTGCATCGTATTTCTTGCCATTGATATGTCCAGCAAATACCTCTGCAACAAACTCCATTGGATTTGTTGTGGCGTAATCGCTCACCCTTCCCGCTATCTGGCTATTCTTCATTCCCTCGCCACCACGGCCAAACTTTTCTTTTATAAGCGAGCTTGCTTCTTTGTACCCAATTTGCTTTTGGTGCAGGGTGTGTCCATATTCGTGAGACAAAAGATCATCTGTTTGAAACCACCCCTGCTCTACTGATTTTTTTACTGTTTGTTCAAATCCTCCTGCCCCAGTCTTATCGAATCTTGAGTTAAAGGTTATATTTTGATCGGCTACTTGACCAAGAATAAAGGATGATTGTGCTTGAGCAAGTGTTTCTCCCTCTAGTGAGGCCACTCTTATTTCTCTCGGCGGGGGAATGTCATAACCCCTTTCCCTCAAGAGATCGTATGATTTGCCTATTCTCAACGCCGTATCATTATCGGCTGGTAGTTCAACATTAGTAAGCCCACCACTCTTCATTTTCTCAATGATTTTAGCCTTACTACTAGCCTTGTCTTTTTTTACATCTTCTTTCGGCTTTTCCGTCTTACCCTGCGGTGTTGGTCTCTTGTAATCCTTGGGGAATTTCCCACCGGGTCGGGTTGGCGTATATCCTCCCTTGAGTGGGGGTCTGCCGTAACCCTCCGCACACTTGTTGTCTGGCCCGAAAGTCCCACCCTCATCTTGCCCACAATCTCTGCCAGCAACAAACTCTGTTTTCTTGTCCCTTGCTTCCATCTGTCCAACCACTTTCCTTGCCCAAGCATACCCAGCATCACCACCCCATCCGTGCCACGCTTGCCAGCCCTTACCCTGCTCGTCCCAAGTTGCACCCTTCTTATCTACTTCGTGCCTATCGAAAAAGGCTTTCATTCTGCGAACTGTGTCGGGAGACATCTTCACCCCATTTTGCAAATCCCTAGCCCTAGCGATGCCTACTGGGGTCATCCCTCGTTGGCTGGCTGGTTTGCCTTCCCTCACATCCAAGGCTCTTTTAGCGGCATCCCTAGCCCCTTGTGGTGGGGTAAAATCAATCCCATCGTATTTCGCCAACTCAATCCCACCCATCATCCCCTCAATCAGCATCTTGATAGATGCAGGGTCGAGGCTTTCCAGAATCTCTAAATTACTTTTTTTTTGAGAAGTGCCAGCGGGGGCGGTCGGGGGCGTGGTAGGTTCTGGGGCTGGGGGTGTTGAGCCTCCCGAAGTATCCCCGCCTTGGTCTTTCCCAATCTGCTGTTTCTCCTCTTTGGTGGTTGGGATGGTTGTTCCGATATTGACCCCAGCGATGATTGCCCTTGCTTGGTCTGGGCTGATGGTCGGGAAGGCGGCGGTGATGATAGATACTGCACCCTCCTTGGAAACCGCACCCATAGCCACGGCATTGATAACATTGATAAGGGATGCGACTTGTGCCCCATTGAGCGAAGCACCACCAAGCATATCCTCGTCCGAAGGTTGCCCAGCGGGTGTCTGCTCGCCCTCGGCTGGGGTTGCTTGTGCTTTTTGTGAATCTCTGGTCAATCCCTCTGCGGCGATGTCGGAAATCGTGTCGGCTGAAACTTCGTATTCCCCAGCCAAATCCTTAACTAGCTTCGCCTCAATAGCCCTTTGTCGCATAGCACTTTCAAAGTCTTGGCCTCGCTCGGCGTAGATGTCAGCGGCGGTGCGAAGGCCAGTCTTGAACTCGGAGATTGCGGAAGCGGATTCTCTGCCTAAATCAATAGATACATTCGCCCCGAAATTGAAAATGCCCCTAGTCGTTCTGCTTCCTACATTGTTCTCGATCAATCCCCTTGCTACCCCATCAGCAATAACGATGTTCTTAATGGGTCGAAGAACCTTATCATCTAGTAGCTTCTGGTATCTGCGGAAGGTGCGTCCAGCTTGTTGCATCTCAAGGCGAGCAGTCGGGCCACTCATAGCGGATGGGTCTACGGCAAAGCTGTAAGGGATGCCAAGGCCAAGGCAAATGTTCCTCAATAGAATCTTGTGGAACTCTGCAAAAGCACCAGAGGGACGGCTCGGCCCATCGGGGAAAACAATATCCTCACCCGGTTCTAGGTAGGAGATTTTGCCAGACTCAATCGCCTCTAGTTTGATCGTGTTGCCATTGAGGTCTTCATCGTTTGTGAGACTTGAGAGATCGGAGGCATTGTTGTTATTCCGCTTCACAATTCCAGCTTGGGAGCTTGCATTTTTTGCGGCCATCTTCTCAAAGTTGATAATATCGTAAATGTCCGTTGCGTCATTGATTGCGGTATGGAAAGCAGATATTCCTCGGTACTGGTCGATGCGGAGTGGGTCGAACAAGTGGAAGGCTTGGCTTGATGGAATGGTTGTCTGGTAGGTGTAGAAATCCCCAATGCTTCGATTATAAATATCGTAGGCACTTGGAGCACCAGTATCTCGATCAATATGGATTCCACCGATCAAGTCTAGGCTTGTATAAACCTTGAATGGGTCTCCTAATCTATCTGCCTCAATGCCTTGAATCTTTAGGTTGCCGTCCTTGTCTCTCACGAGGCAAAACAAAAAATCTCCGTCCCGCAACATACTCATCATCGCCACCTGCATAAGCGTTGAGCCAGTATGTCTTGTGGTTAGGTCGCATTTATCGAACCATTCTGCCCAATACGCCTCAACCTCTGTATTGACTTCTGGGTTCTCGGTTCGGGCTTGGTAGGAGATGTTTGCGGCGGTGTGGCTTGCAAACTTCATTAGGATGGAGCGAACAAGGCCAACATTCTCTGCCAAGTCCCTCGCTCTTTTCATCAATTCTACTCGGTCGTAGTTAGAGCGATAATCTTCCGCACCAGAAAGCGAACTCGGCCCTTTTCTTTCCCTTGTATATTTAACTGCATCGTAGGAGAAGTTGACGAGCTTTTGCCGTGCAATCATCCGATTAACTGCCCCTTGAGGGTTCAGAAAAGCTACGGCTTTATCTATTAAGTTTAGCTGTGCTTTTTTCACGAGAACTTTGCGTAAGTTGTGCGGATACGAGTACCATTAGCAGACTGAATGGCTAGGGTCAATTCCGCAATCGTATCTCTTACCTCACCGAGATTCGCTCTTGAAAACGAACGACCAGCTATCGAATAGCTTGAACCCGCCACCGCAATCGCCTCTAAACAAGTAACATACTTATCACGAAGAGAAGTTAGGGTGGCAAGGGGTAGCCCAATGAAATCACCCTTCGCCATTATCAAACTCACTTTCTGTCAAACTTGCGGGGGAGACTTTCAATCGACCATATAAGGCCGCACCCACGATTGCCATACACTCGCAATCCAACAAATGATTATTTTTCCCTATCTGCTTCCATACAAGCCTTTCCCTTCCAGTCATAGGATTTTTCACCCGCACCTTCACTTCTGCTTCGATATGCACTCGCCAAACATCTGGGGTATCCAAAGCTATGTAGCCGGGTTCTTTTAATAGGTTGGATAGGATGTCTTTGATGGATGGATTCGACCACCGCCAAACTGGGCAGAATTTCCACTTCCATCCAGTCTTGGATTGAACTGCCTTACCGCTAAAGGGGTCTCCATTTGCGATTCTAGCGTAGGGGCGTTGGAGCTTTCGATCATCTACAATTTCGGAGAAGCTGGCTCGATCTGAACCGACCAACGCCATCCAGCCATTCTTACAACAATTCAAATAAACATCTCTAGTTTGATCGCCCGAATCGCAGAAAACGCATTTATGCTCTACCCCAAACTCCTCTGCCTTGGCTTGGATGTCTCCCCAAGTTTCCAACCGCCCTGCCCACACAAGCCTTGACCTACCCTCCAAATCCCAAGCCCTTACAACACACCAAGCGTGGAAGCCCCCTGCCTCTTGAATATCACAAGCCATAATCAGCTTCTCACCCATCCGAACCTCGCCCATCTTGTAGTCACCAGCCACAATCTCCATCTTCTCGCTTTCGTGTTCCATCCAAGGCTCGGCTAGAACTCGGTTCACAAAATCCTGTAGGCCGATGATTCCATTGTGCTTGTCTTGCAGAAACTTCACCGCTAAACTTCCGAAGCTAACCCAAGGGGCATATAGGCCGTTGAGATGGTAGGAGCGTCTAGCTGGTTCGCCCTTTAGGTTGGTTGCCCTCCACTCGCCCTCTCGAAGCATCTTGGTTTTCTGTCCGTCTGTAATCTTTTCCTTACACCCCTCGCACTCGTAGTAGGTAGAGGACTTTACCAGCTTAAAATCATAAACGCCATCCTCGATCTTTGCCGACTCATCCCACTTCACTTGCCCCCATACCAGCTTCTGTTTATGCCCACAATGAGGACAAGGAACAAAGTAGAAACGCATATCGCCCTTTTGCCATTCACTCCAAATAATCGAATCGGCAGTTGTCGGGGTGCTGGTTGCTATGATGAGATGGTTTGGATAGGTGCTGACTCTAGCCTCTGCTAATTGAACTGGGTTGGCTTCTCGACCCGACCCCGCTTGCTCTGGGAACTTGTCCACCTCATCCATACAAAGCAAAGCAATCGAGCGACTAGAAAGAGCAGAGGGGCTTGTGCCAGCCCACCAGACCGAGCATCGTTTGAAGTGTTGCTCTAGGATTTTTATTTTGTCGGTGTTGTCTGGTTTCTCTTTGGCTAGGGCTGGGCAATCGTCAATCATCGGCAACCACCTAGTTTCCGTGAACGATCTAGCTAAATGCTCGCTGGGCATAACCCACAAGGCGGGGCAAGGTCGCTCTGCTATTCGGTACGCTAGGCCAGCTAGAATCGTTGTGGTCTTGCTTGTTTGTGCCCCCCATACCAACACGACCCGCCGAATCGAATCATCGCCAAAAGCCTCTAGCGGTTCACGGACATAGGGTGTGAGCGTTGTTGAATATGCTCCGGGTATGTTTGTAACTCTTGCGGAAAGCGTTAAGTTTTTCTCTGCCCACTCTGGAATTGAAAGTTGTTCCCTTGGCTCAAACAAAAGACGAGCAAAGTTCTTGGCTTCATCAATCTGGTTCATCTCTTAACCAGATAATCTTTTGCATATGCCCAAGCTGGGTTCATATGAATTTGATGATGGCACTCGAAGCAAACCGCCAAGAAAAATTCTACCTCATTTAGCCTATCCCCGAACCTACCTCGCCTATGGTGAACTTGGCTCGCCATGTTGCTCTGGCAAACTTGGCAGACTGGTGTGTTGCCTAGAAACTTCTCTCGCACACCTTTATAGACTTCGTTCTGGCCTTTTCTCTTTGCAGATACTCGGCGTAGTTTCCCGCCTCGCTTGAGTGGGGTTTTGCGTTTAAGTGGGGTGCGTTTCATCGGTCAAAGAATGGAAGCACTATACCTAGGATTGCGATTGCTACTAGCAAAACAATAAAGCACTCGTTCATTTGAACGCTCCTTCTGCTTTCTGAATGGTCACAAAGATTTGATCGATGCCCTCTTGAATAGCCCTTTTAGCACATTCTGGGTCGCTGGGGTTTGCTCTTGCGGCCAAGCTCGAAGGCATAGCGTCCATTAGGTTTCTAATTGCCCCCAGCCATTTGCCGAACACTTCTCGCACCTCGTCCATTCTCACTAGCACTCTGGTTACTTCCTCGAATCGGGCGTGTTCCATTTCGGCCTCTGCGACTCGCTTTTTTGCTTCTCCCCATCCTTGAACTGCTGACCTCATCGCAACTGGGTTTTTGTTTGTGGCCGCTGTAGCTACCAACGAGTAAGCAACTACCTCGGCTTGCTTCGCTCGATTCAATCGTCCAAGCGAGCTTGTCGATTTGTATGACTCGACATCCGATTCCTTCGATGGCTCTGAGGAGATCGGGGATGGTGCTGGGATTAGAAGTTGTTTTCTGCCTACTCGCTTTTGGTTTGCGATCTTCCAGCTTTGAGCCTCTGCCTCGCTTGTGAGTGGCATACCCGCCTTTACTAGCTTGTTTATCGCCGCCCCAGATATTCCCCATAGTTTCGCTAGTTCTGATTGTCGCATTTCTCACAAGGGCTTTCCACACGCCAAACATTTCTCGCCCCCTCCACCTTCTTGATCCTCTGGGCTAGTTGCCTCCATCATCTTTCCAATCGCATCCAAGCTAAACCCGGTAATATCAATATCGATTTCCCCTGCATCCAGTTCCTCTAGGATGTCTTTGAGTTGTGGCATATCAAATTCACCACTCAACTTGTTAAGGGCAAGGTTGGCCGCCTTCTCTTGCGTCTCATCCAACCACACCGCCCACACATCGACCTCATCTTTTCCAAGTGCTTCGTAGCATTTCAACCTCTGATGGCCTCCGACTATGTTCCCAGTTTTTGCGTTCCAAGTTATCGGCTGGAGATTCCCAAGTTCGCTCAAAGATTTTGTGAGCCTACCTAAAGCCTCAGAAGTAATTTTTCTAGGATTGTATTTTGCTGGTGAAAGCTCGCTGATTTTCTTTGTTACTAAAGAGGGATATTTCATAGGTCTAAAAAGTTACGCAAGATTTGTTGATTATTTTTAACACAAAAAATTTCTAGGTTAATTCGTACAGAAATTTCGCACCTCGGAACCTGTTTGGGAGGGTTTGGCCTTGTAGGAGTCTCCTAAAGTACCCTAGCATCAACAACTTATGCCTACTCATGCATAAGTACCCTATAATCAACGACCCTGCTTCTATAAGTCGCACTTGTGCCTTGTGTAAAAACTTGCGTAAGTCGCATATGCCTTTTATCATAGCTCCCCCCCTGCCTCTTTGTATGCCTCTACTATGGGTCGTGCTTCATCAAGGAACTGGGTCTTTTGGGCTTGTGTCCAATGGGTTACGCTCTTTCTTGCCAGCCATTGTCGTGCCTTGATGATGTAGGAGTGCCACGCTTGCTCGGCCTTGGGGTTGCTGGTCTCAATGGGGTCGGGTAGTAGCCCAGTCCATAGTGCCAACTGCTTGAGGCCACTAGGGCTAGGGGCTTGTAGGGATGGCCTTGCCTTTGCCACACGCTCATACCGCCTAGCTTGCTCACCGTTTATTTGTGCTATTTCTTGGATGGTGTCGAGGTTTAGCCCCTCCACCCTTGCCGATAGGAGGATGTCGCCAGCGTCAGCCGCCAGTCCGATGGCCTCCCCCATCTGTTGTATAGCATTTTCCTTGGCCTTTTCTAACTGCTTGACTGTCTTTTGTAGCTCCATTCCGATCTGTTTTTCACTCATTTTAGGATGTCCTTTTGGTTATGCGTAAGCCTCGGCCAACTCCTCGGCCTCGACTTCTGCGGGTGGTTCTATCTCTCGAAATCTATGCTGGGCAAAGCCTCGCTCCGGGTGTGGCGGGGTGGTGCTTAAGGGGTTGTTTATGCCGTCCAAATAGACCACCACTTCCCCTGCCTCTCCGTTCAATGCTACCCCTATCCCTATGCCCCTTATTGTGTAGTGCCTATCCTTGCTGGGCAGGGCGTTGTAAAAGGCGAGGATGTCGGGTGGGAATCTGTCGTCCACGCACACTACTTTTGAGCCAGTTGTCACCGTTTTTTACCTCGCTTTTTAATGCCTTTTTCCCACGCTTCCTTGTTCCATTTTGGGCATTCCTCCCGCCTCTTTTTGTGAACCCTCAAGGCTCGTTCCTTGTAAATCTGGCGTACCCTTTCGCTCCGCTGGATGCGTAAAACCAGCCCGGTTCGTTGGCTTAACTCCGTAAGGCGAGCCGAGATAGCCGCTCGTGTGTAGGGCTTGCCGGTACTTGGGTTGATGTAACGCTTTGCTATTGAGGTTAGGCTGTCTGGGCTTCGGTTCGATGCTAGGGCTAGTAGTGCCTCATCCAAGGTATCGTCCCGCCTATGCCTCAACATCTGCGAATCGCCTTCGTGCTTGATGGTCTGCTCCACCACCTCTGCCGTGAGCTTGGCTAGTTGGTCGAGGTCAATGGCTGGATTCATCGCCTTCATCTGGGCTAGTCGCTCTTTCACTCGATCTTCTAGGGTGTCGATGTGGTCAGCCATATTGGGCGTATAGCTTGCCAAGATGCTGTCGGCTGGGTCTTGGCCTTGGTGGTGGTTCATTGGATTTCCACTAACGCTGTCCGTCCCACCCTCGCCAGTTCTCGCTTCGCTTGCCGTTCCGTGGCATAAAAAAGGTCTACAACTGGGAGCTTGGTTTTGCCCGATGCCTTCCGTGAGATAACCGCCGTCCCGGTGTCGTGAGCGTGGTATGCTTTGCCCTCGATAAGCAGGGTCGTGCCGTAGGGGATAATTTTGGGGTCTACTGCACAAGATTTGCCAGAAACCAACCGTTTTCCAGTAGAGCTTTTCCACCCAAACTCGTCCTCACCCAACCAGTATGCCGTGATGCGAGCCCTGATGGTTTTCTTGGTTGCTGGCTTTGGGCTTTGAATCATTATGTTCGCCGCTTGGCTTGAGCATAAGAGCGTGATGGCTAGGATGATGATGGCTTTTTTCATCGTTAAGAAGTGGAGTCGCTCGCATAGGTGGCGGTAGCGTCTTGAGGGTGATTCGTCCCCTTTAGTTCTTTTGCCTTCTGCGTTGTCAATCGGGGTCTTGAGCCTATCGATCTCGGTCTCAATCTTCTTCAGTTCCATCTTATTGATTTTCACGTTTAACCTCCGTCCAATGGCATCGCTTGTTCGGCCTTTTGATCTTGCCCCTTCCCTCTAAATATCGAAGGTGGTATTGAATTGCCCCGTGTGTTTTCTTTAGCACCTCTGCAATCGTGCAAGTCGGAATCTCATTGGTGATTAGGGTGAACACGGCATCTCGTAGCATATCAATTGTGGCTTGGTTGCGAGTCGTGGAGTAGAGCTTTTCCAGTTCCTTGCCGGGGTAGCGGTCTGAAAGTATGCCGTTGGCCTTGGCCTCTGGGGTTGTGTATGCTTCGTTCATTGAGTTTGCAACTTACTTTGAGTTTTTATTGAGGCAAGGGTTGGTTTTGGGTTATTCAACAGAATAGATTTGTCTGCGTATTGCTTATTCTTGTCTTTGCTAATTCGATGTATTCTGGATTAAGCTCTATAAGTAACGCATTTCTCCCATTCTCGATTGCCACCTCTGCCGTTGTTCCACTACCTCCGAATGGGTCTAGGATTGTTCCGTCTTTAGGGCATCCAGCCAATACGCAAGGCTCTATGAGTTCCTTGGGGAATGTTGCGAAGTGAGCTTCTTTGTAGGGCTTGACCGTTACCGACCAAACACTTCGCTTGTTTCTTGTTGATGGCTCTGGCGTTTCTTCGCCACCTCTCGCCCTTCCCAACGCCGCTTGCTTGCTGTTGTATCCATAAACCCTATCTCTAACAATGGCCGATGGCCTTACCTCTTGCGTTGTGCAGGGTTCTTGTATTGCCTTGTTGTCTAAATAATAATTTGGATTTTTGCTCATAAGAAAAATATATTCGTGAGCCTTGGTGCATCTATCAGTAACGCTCTCTGGCATCGGGTTCGGCTTATGCCAAATAATGTCTTGGCGTAAATACCATCCGTCTGCTTGTAGTGCGAAGGCTACACGCCAAGGGATTCCAACAAGGTTCTTGTCTGGCAAACCACTTTCTTTTGTAGGTGCTATCGCCCTCCAAGTGTCACTCATTCCGTTCATTGGTTGTGCCGGGGTTGTTGTCTCCCCTTTCTTTGTCCATCGCTGGGCTGAATATGTGTCACCCAAATTTAGCCATAGCGTTCCATTTCCCCTTAAAACCCTTCTCACCTCACGGAATACCAAAACAATCTTTTCGACATATTCTTGTGGAGTAAGCTCAAGTCCAATTTGCGAGTCAATTCTTTTTGCACCACATTTTATACACAAACTTCTATCTCCTCGAACTGGTCTATCACAATCTGGTTTTAAGTTGTCTGAATAATGACTAATAGTATGTTTGCAATTTCCATCTCCTCCTTCCCATTTTGCAGTTCCATAGTCTCTCAATCCCCAATATGGGGGTGATGTGATACAACAATTTACCGAATCGCTAGGAATAGTTTTTAGAACTTCCAAGCAATCGCCTTGTTTGATTTCGTAGTTCATAAATAATACTCCGCAACATTCTTCCCGCTGTTCGTCTTTATGGTTCGCTTCTGCACATCGTAACCAGCCTTCCGCAAATCACAGACTCGGCTTGCCAATCGAAAGCACTTGAACCAATCGAGTGCCTCCAAAGCCGTGAGCGTTCTCCCAGACTGCAAGTGGGCTAGGATGCGAGCGTTCTGGTCGTGGCCTTCCGTCTTTACTGGATGCGTTGTCCTCATAAAAGGCAACTCGAACTGCTCTGCTTCAATCATAGCAATCATCGTGAGCCTCCTTTCGCCTTACGAACTATGAACTTTTGCTTTTTGGCAAACATAATTGTTGTTCTGTGAACTCCCCAAGCTCTTGCAAGCTCGCTCATCGACATTCCGCTATCGAGTTGGTGCTTCCACAGAGTCCATCGCTTCTTAACTGTGGAGTATTCACGATTTCGCCTTGCCCCAGCCTTTCCATAGGTCGGAATAAGCTCTTTTGGGATGTCTAGGGGGGTAGTTACCCCTATTACGAACCTTTCAAGCCCTTTAGAGGCCAATTCTGCTCGATTTTGTGCCATTGTAGCGGTGAGTGTGGTCACCATTTGCTCAAACTCACGCAATTTGTCCTCGCATAGCTTAACCCGGTGGATGGTTGCCGCTAAAACCATATCTTGAGGGTAGTTCACGGACACCCCGCTTCTACCCAGTCGCTATGGGTGTTGAATCCGGCTAATTTATAGGTTGGTGGGGATTCGCACCCCGACTTGATTGGTTTCTTCATTGGTTGGTTGTTTCCTTTTGTTGGTTGTTGGTTGCTCCTCCGCTGACAGTTTCTTGCACACGCTCGCCAGTCCTTAACCGATGCCCTGCCTCCGACCCTCCATCCGTTGCTCTGGTAGTAATCAAAAGCCGACTCTGCGTCCATCTGCCTCCATCCGATCTCTTTAGCAAAGGCAATCCATTCAGCGAGCGTGGGGCGTAAGCCCTCTCTCTCTTTCTTGTTATCTATCTTACTATTATTGTTACTATTACTATTACTATTATTATATACAATAGATGGCTCATCTTTGGTACATAGATGGTTCATAGATGGTACATAGATGGACGATCTATGGTTCATCCTTCGTGCATATCCAGCCGATCTTTCCTCCATCTTTGCCAGTCCAGAGGCCACTCCTCCGTGATAGATTGCCCCATCCTTTAGCTCATAAACGCCAGCAACCTCAAGCTCTTGCAGTAAAGGCTTGGCATCTTGCCCAACCATTCTGCTTATCTGTTCGGGGGTGGGTATGTGTCCGTTGATGGTTAGCTTGCCGCCGGCGTTGGCCTTATACATAAGGCACAATAGGTGAATCCATAGCCCCTTGGCCTCAAGGCTTACCAATGCCAGCTTCTCATTAGCCAGCCAGCGGTTAGGCTCAAATGGAAACCAGAATGAATCACGCCTCATTTGTTTTTAACCTCTTTCCAAACATCAAAGCCCTTGTCGCAATCTACTGATAGCAACATCAGCTTCTGGTAGAGCCAGCCGCCCCAACGCCAATGACAAAGGGTGATGCTGACTATATCCCCGAGGTGATAGAGTAGGATTGAAAGCAACTTCATTTCTTGGCCTTTTCCATATCTATCTTTTGGTACTTCTTGGCTCGCTCTAATAGCTCTTTAGTGATACGATGCGAGTAGTCGAGGTGGCTGATGATGTCCTTGTAGTTCTCCCGCTTGGCGTGGTCGAAGTCCTTGAACAAATCCTTTAACCTTTTCGACACGATTGCGTGAAACTCATCTACTAACTTTAATCTTTTAACGCTCATTTCTTTTTAATCCTTTCCAGAATATCTTTTGCTAAATCCCACAATGCTCCGCTCACGAATATGATTAGGAGATAGAGACTCAAGCACCCTAAACCGATGACGAACAAGTCCCACAAAGCTCTCCCTATGGATAAAAGGAAAGTTACCATTTGGGTGCAGTCGGCCAGCTTGACCAGAGCCGAATGTCCTTTTTAAGCACCTCGCCAAACGCACACACAAAGCGACCATCGAGATACCTACCGCTAAAGACCACACCGCCAGATTCCATAAGTATTCTTTCATCTTTTTTGGGATTCTCCTTGGCTGTATGCCATTCAAGCATTGACCACTTTAGCTTTGGAACATCGACATCAATGCTCATCCCAGCCTCCGAAGGGCTACGACAACCTCATTGAGAATGTCTTGGATGACTTGATCTTCCGTTCCGTCTGCCAGTCGTTGGACAAGTTCGGCACACCGCTCCCTTTCGAGGGCGGCGGCCTTGCTCATCGCATCGTTGATGATGTCTTGGATTAAGTCAGAATGGGATTTCATCTTCGGGCTTTCCTTTCTGTATTGAGTCTGCTTCCGCAAGAATCTCTGCGATGATTTCGTTTCTGATGATGTCGTTCTTGTAGGGCTTACCATCTGCACCGGGCTTGAGGTCTTGCTTGCTCAACCACTCTAAGTAATCCAAGCCCTTGTTGCCAAAGGCGGCGATCTCACGAAGGGTCGAGCCTTTGTGCTTACCGAACTTCAATTCCATATCCCTAGGCTCACCACTATTGGTTTTTACCACAACACCATTCAACCTGTTTGTGATGTCTGCTAGGTCTGCTTTGCTAATGAAGTCTGCCTTTACTGTATCTAACTTAACTGGCTTCGGTGCTTGCTCGTACTTGTCCGTGTTGATGTCCTCGAACCCGCCAATAGGAATCTCCTCTGCCGGGGTCGTACTCAATTTAGAATCTATTAGCACGACAATATGTGCGAATGCTGAACGACAAGCCCTGCTAATTGCTCTGGTCTGAACCATCGCTCGCTTGGCGTAGGTTGGGCGGCTTGCCCACATAGCCTCATCATCACCCAAGAACCCCTCTGCACTTGAGATTACTTGGCCGTTGTCCATCCTCTTGACCTCACCGATGCAACGATAGCCGTCCTCAAGACGCTCAACATCTCTTGCACTTGCTACGCATCCGTGAGCGACTGCGATTGCTTGCCAGCCTTCAACTCGCACATAGTCCTTCTGGCCTATGCGTTGGCAAGTTTCTTTTACGATGGCACGACAAGCCCCAGCTACATCAGTCGCTTGGCGAATGTGGGTTGAGACTCCGTTGCCGTTGGTTAATTCATTCATTGGTTGTTTCTCCTATTTTTTATTGTTTATCTTGTCCGTAATCGAATATGCCAAAACCTTCGGCATTTTCTTTTGCGGTTGTGGGTAAGTTCAAACACCTAAAGTCATTACGCTGGTCGAACTCGGTATCTGGGAAAGCTCCAAACACTCTTACTACCCATTCATCCGTAGTTTCATTTGGTAATTTTTTATTGGCTGGTTCTTGATGCCAGAATGTGGGCATTTCTTCACTCATTTGATTTCTCCTTTGTTTCTTGTTCGGCCTTCGCATTGTCCCTTCGGTGGTCTAACTCTTCCCATATTCCGAAGCGTATGTAACGCTCTTTCCAGTCTGATACTGCTTGCCTTCGCATATCATCTTGTTCTTTTGAATATGCCTCTAATGGTTTGCCTCCTTCTTTCATTTTGCATTCCTTTCGTTTATGGTTTTGATTATCGGGGAAAGCCACTTGGTGCTGATGTCGTGGGATGGGACACGGAAAACTAGGATACCCATTGAGGCGGCGAGGTTATATTTTTCCATATCATTCAAGAACCCGGTTGGCCTCGTATGTCTGCCCCTGCTCCACACCCCGCCCTCTAGCTCAATGGCTATGCCTTCGATGTGGTAATAGTCGAATCTAAATCTTCTGCCATCAGCAAACTTGTATTCCCTTAACAGCCCCCACCCGCCAAGACTCTTCCATAGAAGCTCGAACTTGGCTGATGGGGATAACTTCATTTTAGTTACGCCCCACCCAGTTCTTGCTAGGCAACATTAGCTCTGGCTGTTTAGGCTGGTTGCCCTCGGCCACAATCTTGTCCATCTTCTCTAGCTCGGCGGCCACATACAAATAGAACTGCCGTCTCTCGTAGTTCTGCTGGTCGATGTGTTTAGCAAAGAGCCTTACCCCTTGCAGAATCAGAAGCCCAAAGAATGAGACTAGGAAAATAATCACCAGCGAATCCTCTGTTTCTGCCAAGCGGGTGAGCAGTAGTTGGGGTTGGTAATGAATGGATACTTGCCGTCATCCGTGGCCTTCATCACAAAGCCTTCCCAAACAACCTCGCCCGCCTTGTTGTTCTGGTAGTTCATCTCTTCCCAGATTGAATTGATCTTGTGGTGGGCAAGTTGAACAAAGCGGAGGAGCTTGTTCTGTGGCACATCGAAGGTCACGGCCTCCAAGTGTTCAATCTCCTTCATCCTCTCGGGGTAAGGCTTGGGGTTGGCGGGGTCGAATGCATCCATCACAACAATAGTTCCTTTTCCAGTCTTGGTGCGTTGTCCCATAATTTCGCAATCAATGTAGGGGGCTTTGATACCAGCATTGGCGAGACGCTCTACCATTAGATTATGGTTGGATGCGATCTTTCCGTGGCGGTTGTACCCGATGCCAGTCTTTTGATTAAACAAGCCTCGCCATCCGTTCAGCTTTCCCTCAATGGAGAACCCATCGGAAAACTCCTCGTGGTTAGCCGGGACGGCAGAGGCTTGTGGTCTGGCGGGGTGAATGGAGGATGTCATTGTTTGTTTATAGAGGATTTCTCGGGGTTGTGTAAAGACTTATTTTAGGAGTTGCTCAACTATGAAAAGGGTTGAGCCAGCACCTACAACTAGGCCGATGATATAAGCTATTAGGATTTTAGTCATTTGGTTTTTCTTTCTTGGTTAGGGGTTAGGCAAGCGTGTCGTATCCATTATGCGTTGGGCAATATCCGTGTTTTTCGCAGTACTTGTTAAAAACTTCACGATGGTCACGGCGAAGGCGATTGTATTCATCCACCCATTTTTCCAAGCGATAACTATCGCCCCATAGGTGCTTATAATCGCATATCAAATCATTCAAACGCTCAAATCTGCGAGTGACTTTAACCGCACTCACCTCGGTGTTGCTTGTTGTTTCTTGCATACCCACACCCTAACACACTTCCGCAAGTTGTCTACTCTTTTTTTATCTTATCTTAACGATTGTTTATAAGTCCCTATAAACACGCTACTTGCGAGGGGACTTTGTGGGGATAATCTTAAACATCTTCAGCTTTCGTAGCAACTTCTCTCCGTCCTTTGATGTGATGACGGACATATGGCGAATCATCTCCACCTTCTTTTGCTTGAGCAGGGTGTCTAGGTGGCGAGTTGCTGTGTTTAATTTTAGACCCCACTCCTTCGCAATCTCTTCTCTCGTGAAAAATCCATCTGGTCGTGGCGGTGCAATCTTCGTTCTGATTGCTGTGACTAAAAGTTCTTGCCAAGGATTTCGTGGTTTCATATCAAAACGATTTTATGTTGGTGGGTAGATGAAACTTGTTGCCTCTCTGCCTTGCTTGAAATACATCGTGGGTCTTGTCTGGGTGAATCATCCCATAAGCCCAGCCGTGTTGCCATCTCAATCTACGCAACTGGCCTCGGTTATATTCTGGGGTTTTGTTGCATAGGCATCCGATGTTGTACCCGGTGCGAGGGTCGATGGAGATGCTTCTAAAATAATCTATGGCGTGTGTGTGCCCAAAGATAACATCTCCATACGCATCGCTGTGTTGCTTGGCAGAGTGCATAGCGTGGCCGTAGCCGTGTGCGAATGAGAGCGTCCCGCACTTGTAGATACCAGCAACGGAATCGTAAGGGAACATTCTTCCCCTTGTCTCTTTCATAATCGCCTCAATGTTTTCAATCCCATCGTTGGCGTAGTCCCTTGCTATTCCGCTTCGACAGTTGCGGCTCAAGTCATATATCCTTTCGTCGTGATTGCCACGAAGGAACACCCTCTCATCTCCGTACGAAAAAAACTCCCTAATAAATTCCTCCCCTGCATCCCAATCCTTCTGCAAGCTGGATGCTTGCTCCTCATCCCCTGCCCCTTTTCTGATTGCCCTAAAATCCCAGAGGTCACCAATGCAAACGACCAGATCGGGCTGGTATTCTTTCGTGAAAGCGAGCAGAGCCTTTACCGAGGGAGCGTCTTGTTCGTCGCCGTGAATGTCTCCACAAGCAACGAACTTAATTGGCTTCATAGGGGGGGTTTAGATTGTCCAGTTAGAGTTGTGTAAATAAGATTGCAACACTCTCTAGCACGAGGATTTGTCAATGTTTCGTCTGTGCATCCATCCCTCGCTAATTCAAGAACTATGTGCATTTGGGAGCGGAGGGTCAAAAGATAGGTTAGCTGGTCGGTTGCTTCTTCGATTGCGTTCTCAACAAGTTTAATCGATGGCATCTCCCAAAGTTTTGTCCCGCCGTGTTCCTCAACTCCCCGCTTGTATTTCTTCTCCATCGATTCGACTGCCGCAACTTGCAGAGTAGTTAAATGAAGTTCGTGCTTTTTAGTAAAATGCTTTTGGGTTTTCTCCACGCCTTGCGTTGATGTCATCCATTAACGACTAGACCACGGACGCTTACTGACTAGAGAAACTTTTTGATTATTCACCTCTTGTTTTTGTGGGGAGATTAACTCCCTCCATCCAGAGATTGTTGCGTCCTCAAGGTGGGGTTGCTCCCAATCCAAGTGCCGTAGCTGGTGCTTCTGTGCGATCTTCTGGCAGATCGAATAGGTTTGGTCATCGTCCCAAGAGGCCAATAGATTGCCAGTCGGGGTGCGGGATAGGGGTACATAGTCTATTGCGTGAGAGCCTTTACCTTGGTCAATGTGGAGCGATTGTGGGGGTATCCCACGAGCGTTTGTGACTTTCCTACCAGCCTTTGTGCGTCCTTGGGCGTATAGTTCCTCTTGTTCTTGTGGAGTACGCACCGAGCAGTAGATCAAAACTGGAATCTTTTTGGACATTAACTCCGAGTACCAAGCCGCAACCCTCTTCCCGAAACTAGTCTCACACTTTTCTATGTGGCCTCTTGACCTTTCCACCGCCTCTCGAATCGTCATTGGTCAAGCCTCTTTCGGAGTCGTTCATTCTCCTCCACGAGTCGAGAAATCGTCTTGAGCGTTTGCCCATAAAGCTGTCTGTATTCGTCTGGGGTTGCTTTGGTTCGGTCGAGTTTGTCCCACCGCATAATGTAATCGGAAATAGAATCTTGGTGTGGCACTTCCCCAATGTCGTAAGGGAGGGTGGTCGCACACCCACAAATCAAACTACCTACGATGAATCCAAGCGTCCACTTCCGTATCTCGCAGACGGCGTTTGTAAGCGATTTCTTCATCGTCTCTTTCCTTGCGGGTCTTTGCACGATTCTTTGTCCACCAAGCTACAATCCCAATCAATCCAGCAAGCGAGGCGAGAATGGCCTCCCACATCTTTTATTTCCTAGAAAACTTGGATAGAAAATCCACAACCTTTTGCAAGGTGTTCTCTGGCTCGTCACCCGGAATCAAAGAGGCCACGGCAATCACGGCAGAGAGAAGGGCAACCAAAGCACCCACCCAAGCAAAGATGTCTTGAGACTGAACGAAGGCTAGTAGTTGTTCCATAAGAAGGCGGGGGGTGTCAAAGGGGCATTCCAGTAGAGGTGTTGTAAGTTCCATCGTAAGACCAGTATTCTTTTGCAGACACTACTGCTGTGGCTGATCCAGAATAACCATCCGGCCCGTAAAGAGTTTTTGTAGCTGTCGAAACTCCCAGCACATCAAAAGTATATGTGCCTACTGGAACCCGATCTACTAAATCTAGGGGGTCTGAAATTAGGGGAATCGTTTGAATACCCCAAAAAAAAGGCAACTTGTAAATATCGCCATTCTTCACAATGCTATTGGCTTCAAATGTGTTGTATGGTGCTAATAGATACCCAAGTCCGACAAATAAATTTGCGATTGTTTCAAATGGCTCCCCATTTAATGTAGCCCAAGGCACAAGCCCAGATGAAAATTCTATATAATATTTGTCTTGTGAATTAAAACAAACTAAATCTTCTTCTTTTTCAACTGCTGGATTTCCAAAAATTTCATTTGGCGTGCCGCTAAAAGTCCATTCCGTTCCCGGTGCAACCAAAGTTCCGCTCACAGAAATCTCCCATTTTCTTACCCTCCAAAATGGGGTCATAGCTTCCTCAATCCCACCAATAATATAATTACTATCTCGGGGTAGTGCGGGAGTGTCTACTAGGCATCTTGGAAAATATCCGCTTTTGCTGGCGTGCAATACTTTACCCATAGGATTTCGTTAGGGCATCTGCCCCAAGGCTATTCTAAAACTCGCTTGGCTAGATTTACAGTGGCTTGTGCCACAACTTGTTCGTTCGTTCCGTCCGTCTCGTAGACTTCCATTAGGATGTCTCTT